TGGATGCCTTTTTGAACATCTTCTGATATTGCTCCAGACTCTACTAATTTTGATATTGCGTCTATCATGTTATTTCAGGTCCTTTATTATGTTTGTTAGTGCCTCTTTCAGGAACTTTTGTGCTTTTGGATCATTTCTAACTTCAGCCGCCAAACCCTTTGCCATGTTACCACCCTTTGTATTCATTAGGTGTTCGTAAATTGGCGTAGGATAAGCACCCGGTGCCGAAGGTTGGGCTACAACATCAACTGTGATGATCTCAAAGTCTGAAACTTCGCCGCTTCCGTATTCGTTCATGTTTCCAGAACCTCTACTTGAAACGCCTAACTTCACACCTGACTCCAACATAGTCTTGACAAGTGAGCCCATTGGGGTTGGTAGGATTTTCATCTTACCATATCCATTTGGTCCGTCCATCCACATCTCTGTAATCATGTGAGACACACGGTCCAAATTAATCTTTAAATCATCTGGGTGATCCACCTCACCTAATACCGAATATCCAGAACTGATCTGATCGTTTAGTGTTTTAGTCGCTTTTGCGATTTCTTGCACTGGGTAAACTCTCTGATTAGCGTTCTTGATCCCACCTTGAATGCAGATGCCCTTCATGTACAAATCCTTACCGTCTTTTCCCTCGTGTAAGACCTGCACTCTGGCCTGATCAAATGTTAGATTCTCTCTTAGGTATAGTGAACTCATCCGATGTTCTCCTTTAAATCAACAATTACGCTTTTGTAATTGGAGATTTTGCAGATTTATCAGAGTGGTCAGCAGTGTCCGCCTTTTCATTCTTTTTGAATGAAGTAGATTTTGCTTTTCCACCTGTGTTTTCAAAGTCACCTGCCATCTTAGCCGCAGTTGGAGCCGGTCTTCCGTTGTCGTCTGCTCCGCCTTTTGCTATGTTAGCCGTTGTACCGCCTGCTGATTTAACAGAAGCGTTTACTGGTGATTTTGCTGATTTGTCTGAATGGTCTGCCGTGTCCGCTTTGACAGGATTTTTGTATTCTTTCATATCCTCTTTGTCTTTTTTAGCGTCTTTGGCTTCCATTTCAACTTCTGGAGTTAACTCTGGTGCAACTTCTGGTGCTAAAGATTCTTCTTTATCTTCTTCACCGTCTTTCTTGCCCATCATTGCTTCGAATTCTGCTTTTAATTCATCTAAAGCGTCTTCCAAGTCAACTACTCTGTCTTCAACATCGCCTTCTGCGTCGCCTTCAGCGTCTTTTTCAGCGTCCATGTCCATATCCATTTCTGGTTTGTCCATTCCGTCCATTTCGCCATCTTCGTCTGCTGAGATGTCTTTGATCAATTCGTCAGTTGCGTCTCCGCCTACTTCTTCAATTGATTCTTCTTCAGTAGTTTCTGATTCTGTTGCTTCGTCTTCGATTTCAACAACTTCGTCTACTTGCTCGTCTTTAGACTCTTCTGAAGCCTCTTCAACTGCTTCATCTTTAGTTTCCTCAGTAGTTTCTTCTACTTTCTCTTCTTCTGATGCTTCAGTTTCTTTAACTTCTTCGTCTTTTGATTCAGCAGTTACTTCTTCGTCTGCTAGATTCTCGTAGATATCTCTTGATTTTTCTACTACGATTTCGTGGAATAAAGCCTCTGCTTTATCGTTTTCTTCATTTATTAGTAATTCTAATAAACTCTCAAATTTATTATTTGACATGTTACACGTGCTCCTTTGTATAGTCGATTTGTACTTATAAGTGTTTGTATTTACTGTAAAGGTGTAGAAACAGTGCTGTAATTGGTGCGAAAAGGTGTATTTTGGCTATATTTTGATCTGCAGGTTAAATTTTGCCAGGAATTCCTCAGTGGTGGGATGATCCATGTTGTCTTTCCATTCTAGGTCTTTGGGTTTGAACCAGCCATTCGGGATCACACGATGGAATTTACTCTTTGGAAAGTCCTTTAAAATATTTTTGGTTTGATTCATCCAGTTGCCGTAGAAAGTGGCCTCGTCGTTGTTCTTTTTGTAGTTACGTGTATCACCATAGAGGTTGTTAAGGTGGAATCTATTCTTGTTGGCCTTCACAGCCAGCCCTTGGTAGTCAAAACCCAAAATGTAGATATCATCGAATCCTTGCTCACAGGCCAGTCTCAGAGCAGTTGGCCCACTAGACCAACCTAGGCTGGGTTTAGACCATGTCACATGATCGAGCAACTTCTGATGCTTTTCGTATTGATTGTTGTAGTTGGAATACACTTTATTATGTACGACATAATCAGTCTCTGCTATTTCTAACATCATCTTGGGATCTACTGCCACTAGCCAGTGTGGTCTATGTGTCCTGTACACGGCGTTACAAGCAAATACAGTGGCTTTACTTTTGAGATCATCTATATCCAATCCCTTACGTGACTGACCGTTACCTAGTACGAATGCTGTTTGTGACATTATAACTCTAAGTTATCGTCTTGGGCAGGTTGTCCGTACATCTTTTGGACAAATACTGCTTCTTCCTTCTGTTGTGCATCGTGTGCCTCTGATGCCAACCTCATAGAGTTGATTTGTTTGAGTGTTAATCTTGTTTTCCTTGTGTCTTCTGAATCTAGAATCGAAATATCGTTCTCAGGCTCGTAAGTTTTGTCTTGTTCAAAGCCATCTGCGCCATATGTGAAGAATTCATTGAGTTTCATAAACGTATTTAATCCTTATACCTGTCCGCCGCCACCTGTGCCGCCTGGCGTTTGTCCACCCGGGGTCTGTCCTGGTCCACCTGGTGCTGGTGATCCTGGTTCTGGTGCGTCTGGATCTGCTGTTGGCTCTTCAAATTGGTCTAGGTCACTTGATATTCCCGATTGTGTAACACCGCCACCTCTCAATTCATTTGATTTGCTCTGTTTCTTCTGAGGCACGTTGTTTTCTTCTGCCCATAGTTCTGCGTTCCTTGCCATTTCTTCTTCAGAAAGACCAAGATATCTTTTCAATGCAAACCTCTTACTCATGTAAGGCAAGTCTGCCACTGCTGTGAATGTGTTTACCCTGCTTTGGTCCATTTCTGTCTGCCTGTACTGTGCAAAGTTCTGTGGTGGATTAAGTTTTATCTCAAACATTCCGTTGTCTATGTTGTAACCTTTGTTTTTTACCCATAATTTGAACTCACTGTCGAATGTTTCCGCCAACATGCTTTGTAATCTCGCACAATACTTGTTGAATCTCAATTCTTGGATGTATGCCGTTCCCACCCTGCCGTCATTGTACTGTTGTCCACCGTCTTCTGCACCTGTTGGAAGATAAGAACTTGGAATCCTTAGTCCTCTGAACAGTTTGTTGGTGAAGAATCTCAAGTCATCAATCTCACCTAGGTTAGTACCACCCGGTAGTGTGTCCACTTTAGATCCTCTACCTTCCGCCGTCTGTGGGAAGAAGTAATCTTCGTTTATGCTCATTGGGTTGTAAGTTGCGTCTATGAAGTTTACACCACCTGATGCACTTGGAATTCTTCTTTGGTTTATCTCGTTCTTGACTCTCTCAACGAACTGCATCGCCAAGTGTGTAGGCATGTTACCCACGTCAATGTAGAACACTCTTCTCTCAGGTGCTCTTTGAACTCTGTAAATGATGATTGCGTCTTCTAGTAACTCTTTCTGTTTGTAAACTTTGAATACTTGTTCTAACACTGACTGTCCAAATGGGAATAGGTTGTCTAAGCCGTCTGACATAGACATATGAATCACGTGTTCTGCATTTATGTTGTACGCATTCATTGTTTTGTAGAATCTTCCACCTGCATTTCCACCTGCGAAGCCTGACATATTATTTGTAGCACCTGCATTGGCATAACTTGAACCATATGCCGCTGTACCGCCACCTGTGGTTCCACCACCACCGTATGTTTGGTTAGGTGTAATCTGTGTTGCACTTAATCTTTGTAGGTTAGGATTGATATCTCTGATCACATATTGTTCGGGTTTCTTTCCCTCGGACTCATTAACAACGATTCTGTCAACTTTGGCGTTGTCAATGTATAACCATTTGTTTGTTTCAGGATCTCTTACGAAGAAACAATCTCCGTACTTCAATGCGTTCCTGAAAATCCTAAAAATTCGTTTGTTGAACTGATTAGATTTGGTCCATTGCTGTAAAGCCTTCTTCAATAATTTTACTTCGTGTTCTGTTGTCTCATCCTTGAACACAAGATCAAACGGAGTCTCATTCTCTGTGTTCTTCTGTGTTGAGAATTCTGCCAAAATGTCCAGTGCCGCGTTTATCTCAGAATCCGAATCCATCTGGTCATACTGGAAGTATCTCTGTATCCTGTTAGGGTGTCCTGTGTACACGTCCGGCAAGTAAGAACTGTAGTTCCTTTTGGCGAAGTTAGGTACCTTCTCCCCTGATATGGGAGACATATTTGCGTCTTTAAAATATTTTTTCCAAGCCATGTTTATATTATACTAGACTTCCGCCCATGTTTGCAAGATTATTTTTTGTATCTTTGGTATTTTTTTCTGTCATTGAACCTATCGTTACTAGCGTATTTAAGTGTTGTGCTAACTTTTTGTTCAAATCTATTAGTTCTGTGGTGTTGTTGTTTAATATTGTCATGTCCGTGGTGGAATTATTTGTTACAGTATCGCCTGCTGTGGTATTCTTAACTGTTTGTTCAACTCCTACGTCTGAGAGTAGGTTAGCCAATTGGCCTATGTCGTTCTTGGGAACTACCGCCTCAACACCGTGTAACATGGCCGGCGTTCCATCGCCAAAATTCCTAAATCCGTTGGTTCCATTCCTTGCTGAAACTCCCGATCCTATGGAAGTATCGCCTAAAATATCTTTGTGGTATTCTATTGTAGGTTTCACTTTGTCGTGAAGTTTCTTTGCTCCAGATTCAATGTCTGATTTTAGGTCACCACCTCGCACATAGTCAATCGCTTTGGTGATACCCGCATAGAACTTGTCCAGTCCACCACCCTCTTCAACAAGTGTCCTGATCTTTGAGTTGAATTTTTCCGTGAAGTCTAATGTCGCTTCCGAGTTTTCATAAAGTGCTGGTGCGATAATCTCGAATCTGTCTATCTGTAGTTTGGCCGCCACCCTGTCGAACGAACTAGTGATGTTCCTTAAATTCTTTATGTTGTCTCCCACAGCCTCAAGTTCATCCTGAATTATCGATGGGTCAACTTCTTTACCTATGCTCTGCACGATGGCGTTCAAAGCCTCGGCAAATCCACCACCTGCTAGTGCGGCCTCACCAAATGCCTCACCATCTTTCATCACGTTGGCCGATATCGACTTGATCGAGTTTTGGAAGGCAACTAGATCTCCTGTGTTCTGAAATTGTTTTATTGCATCGTTGAACGCACCACCCGACATAGCAGTTAGTTCTCTGCTGGTATCACTTATAGGTGCACCTAGGCCGATCACTTCTTTGGCCAATTGTGCCAGAGGTCCTGGCAACGCACCAATTCCCAATGACAGAGTCTTGGCATCGTTGGCATTCATTTTTGTGAGTTGTGATTGAAACACACCATCCGCGGCCATGGCCATATTTTGTTCATTAAGTTCGTCTACACTCTGTCCTGTGAGTTTGCTCAGCGTCACTAGGTTCTTGGTGTATTCTTTTGTACCTGCGAGAAGTTGAGACTGAGACAACTGCGAAACATTACCCCTTGCTCTTTCTAACTCTAGGAAAGTCGTCATGTAACCTGCTGTGTCATCTAATGTGAGACCAAATTTTGCAAATTCGTTTTCAGTGATATCCCTCAGTCTCGAGGTAAGTCCAACTATCTGTGGCACACCTTGATCCACTGTTCCAAAGAATTTTGCCAGCAGTCCTGAGTTGGTTCCGATCAGGTCCGTGAACTTGCCCAAAGGTAACACGGCATCCGCCGCCGCCCTACGTAGCATCACTATGGAACTGCCGAATGTGGCTCCTGTCTTGGCCAGTTGTGTGAATGATTCAACGTTGGAATCTATCTCACGTGCCAACTCCTTGGTGACTGTTCCCAATATTGGTATGTCGCTGATTCCCTGTGACACAGCATCTTCCAGACTGTTGATGTTTTTGGTAGTGTCTGAAAATGCTACTGCTGTTTTGATTCCCGCTGTGGCCAATGACATCACGGTGTCTATCACTGCCTTCACTGCTTTCTTGAAGAAGCCCAATATTCCCGCACCTGCCTTGGCCGACTTCTGGAATTTCTCTAATGCATCTATGGAATCATCAATTTCCTCGTTGAGTTCTTTGGTAAGTTTACCTCTTTCTTTGAGGTCTTTCTTCTGTTTCTGCAGTTCTGTTATGGCCATCTTCCTGGCGCTGGTCTCTTGCTTGATGGTCTTGGTGCCCTCTATGGCAGATTTGGCTGACCCTCGTAAGACCCTAGTAAGGTCCTTGAGCTCTGAGGTCATCTCTTTCAATAATTGCTCTAATTCTCTGTCCATATGGTTTTATTTCTCGCCTTTTTATACGCATATAAATATTGACACCTATACGCATTTAGTGTATATTTATGGATACAAAAAACATGGAAAATACTAACCCATTACAGAAGTACTACAGGCAACCGGCCATATACATCAAATTGCCCAGCGGTGGCAGATACTATGCCAAGGAAGTGTTCACACCCACTGAGACTGGCGAGATACCTATATTGCCCATGACGGCAAAGGACGAGCTGGCATTCAAGACACCGGACGCAATGATCAACGGTCAGGCCACTGTGGACGTTATAAAGAGCTGTGTGCCAAACCTATTAGATCCTTGGAAAATGGTCAACTACGACACCGATACGGTGTTGCTGGCGATCAGGATAGCAACATACGGTGAGACAATGGATGTGAACTTCACGCTTCCGGTCACTAATGAGGAACAGACGCACACCATCAACTTACCTGCCCTGCTGGAGGACTTGGCACGGGCACAGATAGAAGACGAGACGACTACCTCCAAGGGATTCAAAGTTGAAATCCAACCGTTGACTTACAAGACGCTTACAAAAATACAGATCGCAAGATTCGAGCAACAGAAGATGTACGGAACAATCGACAACAGTACAATGTCCGACGAGGCCAAGCAGAGTGCCTTCGCAAAGAGTTTCGAAACTCTGAACATGGTGAACTTCTCACTGTTGGTCGACTCGATCAAAACAATAACAACACCAGATGGTAACACGGTTGTGGACAGAGCACAGATCATAGAATTCTGCAACAACGCCGATGCCAAAACAGTCACAGAGATACAGGACAAACTGTCTGAACTGAGATTGCAGGCACAGATCCCGCCTTTGAAACTGAAGGCCACGGAAGATCAAATAAAGAAGGGTGTACCGGCTTCCTACGAAGTGCCAATCACATTTGATTCATCAAATTTTTTCGCGTAATCCTACTGACAATGGGGGACTCTGAAATAGTTTCCTACCTCAAGGACTATGACAGCCAAACAAAAAATCTAAAATTAGAAATAATGAAGTTGTGTTGGTTCATGCGTGGGGGGATCACATGGCAGGAAGCACTTGAACTTTCACCTGAAGAACGCAGTGTGGCCACACAACTGGTAAAAGAGAACATGGAAACAACCAAGAAAACAGGTCAACCTTTCTTCTAGGATATAGTATACTATAATGGTATTCGAAAATGCAGATAATTAACACTTACATATGTCCGACAAAGACCTAGTCAAGGAACTCAAAGCCGAACTCGCAGAAATCACAAAAGACCGTGATGATGCCTTGGGTAAGGTGAAAAGCAAAGAGAGCCGGATGAAGCAGGTTCTGATCAAACTGGAACACAGAGAACAGGACGTCCACAGTTGTGGACACAAGATAGGCGAGCAGAACAAGGAGATCGCAGAGCTGAAGGCCAAACTGGACACCAAGGGTAAACTCTTGGAAGAGGCACTCCAGAAGATCAAGAACATGCACGACGATTCCACGAAAGAAACACACGAAACACTAGAAGACGACGACCAATAGTTGATCTTCAGAGACGGCTTACGCCATCTGAAACTTCGCTTACGCTCGTTTCGTTTTCTCAATTTACGCTTACGCAAAATAGGAATTAACGGTGTACGCATATGTGCGTACCCTGTGGTAGATGAGCAGTCACAATTCGGCTATTTCTAGCCGAACCGACTTGAACCCTGTGGTGAGTTCGCAGTCACTATACATCGCTACCGGAGTTGGGCGGTTGTGCTGTACCCATTTGCTCATTCATTACAACGCGGGCCTACCAAACCCTTGTATAATAGTTCTTGGTCGACCTGGGGATTAACTTTTTCTAAGAGCCCCATCATTTTTTGCTTTGTGCATCTAAGGATTCACCTGTCGCTTGTTAGCCGCATTTCCTTGCTCACTGGTTGCGATGCTATGTTTGCCTGTTGGAAATTTTTAAGAAATTGTAGTTTGCCTATCGCACTTGTTTATATGAGTTTTAATTTAGAGTCAATCTTTTTGGCTTTAAATACCATCATGCATTGGACGTACCAAGGAAAAGAAATTACCAACATTCCAGAAGATATAGTCGGATTCGTGTATCTCATAACGAATACAACCAACGGCAGGATGTACATAGGCAAGAAACTTGCGAGATTCAAAAGATCCAGACCACCCCTCAAAGGCAGAAAGAACAAGCGTAGGTACAAAGTGGACTCTGACTGGCAGGACTATTATGGGTCTAGCGATGACCTCACGATCGATGTCAACAAAATTGGCAAAGACAAGTTCGCAAGAGAGATACTTTTCTATTGCAAGTCCAAAGCGGAACTGTCATACGTGGAGGCCCGTGAACAGTTCTCACGTAAGGTCCTAGAAACCAACGAATACTACAACGGACACATCCGTGTGCGTGTGCATGGAAAAGGAATATTGAAAAATGGGAAATAAGTGTGTACTACCATTTATAAATCATGACTACCAGTTTGATACGCCTTGTTGTATGTTGGGTGATTTCAAAGCAGACAGGGACACAGATCAATTATTAGATGACCACAGAAACAATCGCCAAAGTAGGTTCTGCAATGGCTGTTGGAAAACAGAGGCATTGGGGATAAAGTCAAAAAGACAAATAGCAAACGAAACATATAATGAAAATCTAGCACAGACGGAACGGTCAGTAAGTATGGCAGTGATACCTGTTGGTAATGTGTGTAATCTTTACTGCGTGACATGTAATCCAATGGTCAGCACGTCATGGCTGAAGAAATATCAAAACGTGTATTTTGATCTGTCACAAGTTAGAGCAGAGAAATTCAAAGACATGAAAGTGATAACAGATATTAAAGCGTCTGATGTAAGAGACATACACAAAATTAAGCACATAGAGTTTATAGGCGGGGAAACACTAAAGTCTGCATCACTATGGAATTATCTATCAATACTGGACAAGGATAAATCATTCTCCTTACAAACAAATGGCACAGTGCAATTGACACAGAAGCAGATAGAGTTGCTGTCAAGTTTTAAAAAGTTTAACATATGTTTCTCTCTTGATGGATATGGAAAAATATTTGAATACATACGACAACCAGCAAAATGGGGTCAGGTACGAGACAACATCAGGCAGTACATTAAAAATTTTGGAATTGATCATTTATCGACATATGTTACGATTAGCAACTTGAACGTATTTTACATCGATGATATCGTGCTGAATCTTTTTAAACTCCTTCCCTGTAAGGTAGAACTGAATCTAGTAACTTACCCTCCGGAGTTTGCTTACGATAATCTTGCTACACATGTCGGGACAGAGGTTGAAAAAAATAATCCCGTGTTCTTTAAAAACAAAACGGTAGAGTGGAGCGGGACCTCGTCATCGTCGGTAAAGATGATGGATAATTTAGAGAGACAAGATAGGTTTAGTAAATTGAAATTTGCAGATCATCTGCCCGAGCTTTTTTCTCTTCTATAAAAAAACCCCCGACTCGTAAAAGCCGAGGGTTTTAAACTTTAAATGTTAAAGAAAATTACGCCGCTGTCTTTGCCGCGTTCTTGACTTCTTGGATTTCTTTTCTTCTTGCTTTGATCAGTTTAGATAATTCTGCTAGGGCCTTTCTGGCTCTTGTTGCAGAGGCTTTCACGCCCTTATCAACGAACTTACCATTCTCTTCTGAGTAAGTTTGAATTGCTGTCATGATAGCATCATGTGTTTCATTTGACATATGTTTTTTCTCCTTCTATTGTCGTACGATATAATTAATTAACATATGTTTAATTTAAGCACACAAGATGTGGTTTTGTCAATAGAAAATGCAACTTTGGTAAATTTAAATGGTATATGATTTTACAAACTCAGAAAACATCTATTTTGATTTTTGGCTTAAATCCGAATATTTTTTGAATCCGCCTTTCATGAAACTTATGATAGATGATGACGTGTATTTTGAAGACCATGTGAAAAAGGACACTCACTTACGTTTCCAAAAAAAATGTAGTTTTGATGATATCCATAAAATTAAAATTTTGAGATCTGGAAAAACAAATAAAGATACAAAATTTTTACCAGACGGTTCTTTTGAATCTCAGATGCTGACAATGGAGAGAATCAAGATTGATAACATTGACCTAAAAAATTTGATAAGCCACAGATGTGTGTACACGCCAATGTATCCAGAACAGTGGGCCACAGAACAAAGAAATCAAGGCATTCAATTAAGTGACACCTTAAATGGCACGACTGCATTAGGTCACAACGGCCAATGGGAGTTTGATTTTAGATCTCCAGTATACAAATTTTTAATAGACTGGATACAAAATAGATTATGATAATTTCTGATAAAAATCTTACACAAGAATTAATACCACTGCACGATGATTTTCTAGATAATGTTAAAAACAAATGGTTAGAAGCGTCCCACCCTTATGTGAAAAATAAAGACTGCATACCAATTTTACACGATTGGTTCAGTTCTACAAAAGTCAACGACTTACAAGGATTGAGCAATTTCCCCTATAAGGATGTTACCATGGGTAATACTCATTATATAGAGTCATTCGTAGGAAAACATGGATTTGATGGTTTTCAGGTGCTCAATCAAGAATATGCCTATTATTCTTTCATGGGTAAATGGGGAGTTGAGGTTGGTAATCTTGAAAAAAATAAACCATTGATCATAACACTGCCGCATTATACATGGGGTGGATTGAGACCTGAATGGAATGATGTTCTTAAAGAATGTGAACAAAAGAATATAGACATTCACATAGACATGGCTTGGTTAACTTTGTCTAAAGGGATAGAAATAGATTTTGAGCATCCGTCTATTTCAAGTGTAGGAATGAGTATCAGTAAGTATTCTATGCAATGGAACAGAATTGGTCTAAGGTGGTGCAAACAAAGAACAATGGACAGCATCACTATGTTTAATCACTATTATCAACCCCACACAAACGGAAATTTAAGTTCATGTGGCGCATATGCTGTGCAAAATATTCCAAGAGACTATGGATGGAATACCTATGGAGAAAAATATTTTAAAATTTGTGATAGTATAGGTGTTAAGCCAACAAATTTAATACACGTTGTTCATAAAGGAGATGAAAATAAAAGTTTTGGTGTGAGTAATTTATTGAGATCCGGAAAATTTTAGGCGTGGTTTAATATTGTGTACCATTCCTTGAAAGTTACCGGGTAGTTTGTTTTCCTTATATTATCTAAATCTAAAATATATTTTATAAGCTCTCTACCACGATTCTCTTTTTGGATGTTTAATTTTTCTCTAATGGAATCAAATATTTTACCTTTGTGATTTTCTATTTTTTCTAACACTATATCTTTTGCATGTTGCGGGAGATAACTTATATCTAAGTGTTCCTGATCAACTACAAACTGAGAATGCACTTCAGGCCCAAAGTTTTGAATAGCCCATTTATAAAACTCTGCGGCATAAAAAATATTCAAAGACGATAGTGTATTGTATGCCATTGTTCTATGATTTTGGTTTTTTATTATTTCCATGTTCTTTACAAATATATCCCATTTACCCGGATATCTCAACATTTCATAACGCTCTCCTATGTCGTCAACGCTTAAAAGGAAATCTACTCTTTTACATTTCTTCAACAACTGGTCGAGTTCGGGGGACGGTAGCACAGTTAAATTAGTATTAAATTTTACAATTAACTGATCTAATTTTTTTATCTTCTTTAGGAAATCAGCAGGATAACTTTGCATCAACGGTTCACCGCCGTGAAATTCCACATATCTCAAATCATCTAGATTAAAATTATCAAAGAAAATATCAACACCGGGTAGTAAGTTTTTTTTGTATTTGTACTGTTCTTCTATTTTGATCCCTAATTTTTCTGCATCTGGTATCCAGGATGAAGATCTAGTATGACTACAAATCATGCACTTACTGTTACATAATGTACCATATCTCACACCCAGACTTTGTAGTTTCTGTGTTGATAACTTGTTATCCTCTGAAAATTGGTTTTGTGCCACACGCCTGGATCGAATATTTTTTTTATCTTCAGCCCAGCAGATCCTACATCCTGGATAATGATAGGAATTGGCCATGGTATCTTTTAACTGATCTATATTATTTTTATATTCTTCTATGCTGAATTTTTTTGAGTGCCAAACGTTACATGGTTGCAACATCACTTTATTGTTTTCTACAATAACATCTATATGATTAAATGGTTGTGTGCAAAACATGTCTACACTATAATGTCCACGTCGTTAGCATAATTTGTGAATCCGTTCTCCTTTACAACTTTCAATACAGAATTTACCCTACTTACCAGTTCGTCCTTGTGGGATATTAAGAAAATATTCTTCTTCTGCGTCCTACTCATGTCTTTGAGAACTGCCATTGAACTCTCAACACCTGATATGTCCATGCCTGCATCTACAAGTTCGTCAATAAACAGCAAGTTGATCTGTTGATAAAGGCTTTCCCACACATCTCTGAATGCCCAACTCAAACTCAATATCAATCTGTTTCTCTCACCTCTGCTCAAGTTGTCAAAGTCCAGTTCCCTACCCAGTTCCTCGATACGCACTGTTAGGTCCGATTGGAAGGTGACTGTGTGAGGCAGTTTAACTTTGCCCAGGAAGAATGCCAGTCGCTGGTTCAAGTACGTCAAGTTCTGCTCTATGATCCTTGTTCTTATAAATGAGTCTTTCGCAGTCAATAATTTGTACAAGAACTCCTGGTGCCTGTGTAGGTCTTCCAACTCGTTTGCCTTCTCATAATCTATATCTTGTATTGCGGATTTCTTCATTTCTGCGATCTGTTCTGCATACGTATCTTCTTTTCTCTCAGTCTGCTCCAGTTGTCTCTGTAGGTCTTTTAACGATCCTTTGTGGTTGTACGCTTCGTCTATAGTGTCATAGTATGTTTCTGGTATCTGACCTAGATCTCCCACTTCGTCTATGCCCTGTTGTATTTTTGCAAGATCAGTTTTAAGTTTTGTTACGTAGTCAGTTGACTCTGTGAGTTGTACTTTCAGTTTGTCAACGAGATGTGTGTGCTTGTCGTCATGCAGTTCTTGTTCGCACGTTGGACACTTCTGTTGCTCTGCGTATTCCAAGTCCGCGTTTGTCTTTGTTACGGTGGTTTCCGCTTTTGTCAGCGAGTTCTCATGATAGGATTTCTCTTTCTCTAGACTTCTCAACATGGTCTGTAATTCAGATCTTTTCTGTAGTTTCTTGTGTTTCTCTATCTCTATCTCACTGTCCACTTTTTCTAATTCTGCGATTGCTTGTTGGAAACTCTTTACATCATCATTCTTTTGTTTTGCCCATGCGTTGGATCTTATCTGTAGGCTTTCTATGGACTCCTGTATTTTTTCATTGCTTGTTATCCGGGCATCTATTTTCAATTTTTCTTCTGTCAGCGTCTGTTTTGTTGCTTTTTGTTTTTCTTTCAGGAGATCTGCCTTTTGTGAAAGCAGTGTTATACCAAGCAACTGTTCAATTATCTCTCTCTGCTCTGCCTGTTTGGTTGACAGGAACGGTTGTGTGTAAGTGTTCAGTGCTATTATGTTCTTGAACATGGAGTGTGTCATGCCCATCAACTTGTTTATTTCCACCTGTGTTTCTCTGTTCTCGCCCTGTGCTTCGTTGCTCTCTGTTTTTTGCTCTATGTCGTTGGCATAGAATCTAAATATCTGTGGCTTACGCCCTCTCTCAATCGTGTAGGTTATTCCATTTTTCACGAACTTGACACCAACTAGCATGCCTTTCTCATTGGTTTTGTTTACGAGATTGTCTCTTCTAATGTTTGTTAATGCTTCGCCAAAGAACACATAGCTCAATGCGTTTATGATGGTTGTTTTGCCCGTACCATTTCTGGCACCAGCGTCATCACCACCTAGGTCCATGTTCTCACCAATGACCAATACTAGGCTCTTGTTAGAGAAGTCTATGGCCTGGGCCTGGTTGCCCACACTCATGAAGTTCTTTACTGTGAGTTCTTTAATCGTTAGCAAGTTGTTTCTTCTTCCATTCTTTGTATCCTTTCAACCATTCTTCCTGTGTTGGTGGATTTTTGAACATGTCAAATATCTGTGCTTTGGTCATGGTAGGCTCTTCAAACTCGCCCTTTAGTGCCTTCAATAATTTTCTCTTACTAATTCTGGACATCTAGATCATTGTAAATTGCTGTTAATACGTTCTTGTCATAGACTTCCGAGTCCACGCCCTGTAGTTGTTTGATAACGATTTGATCAACGCTGTCAAACTTCTGCACTTCCACCAGTGGTTGTTGTGCGTTGTCCACCTGTTCCGGTATCAGTTGTAGTTCTCTCAATTGGTATTTGTCTATGAATGTCTCTCTCACAAAGTTCGCTTCTTCGTAACTGATTTTGATATCGAGTGTGACTCTAACGTACATCTTTGGTTTTAGATATTTGTCTGGGCCTTCCAGTAGTTCAGACACTTTTATCGTGATGTATCTAGGCATATCAGGCCAGTTGACATATTTAGGTTCCTGCCCATATTCCAATATCATCATGCCCCTGTCGTCGTCCCAGGCATCTGCGTAATTGTGTGGGAAAGCGTTTCCCATGTAAGTTACATTCTTCATTACCTGTCTTTTATGGAAGTGTCCTGAGAATACTTTCTCACATCCTGCGAAATGATCTGTCTGTATTCCGCCAACATCCGGCATTTCTACCATTGCGTTCATTTTGAAGTAAGGCAATTCGAAATGTCCAAACACGTACTTCTGTTTCATTTTCTCAATTTTTTTCCATTCGTCTCCGACAACCCACGGTATGATTGCAACATCCTCCTCCACTAACCATTCATTCACAATGTGTATGTTTGGAATGTTCCTGATGTATTCCATCGAGTTGATTTCTCTCTTGTCCCTGTAATACAGATCATGATTTCCCATGATCACATACACATTTTCAAATGCCGCACCCAGTCTTTCCATGTTTGAAACTGTGTAGTTCATCGTGGAAACATTTGTTGCTGACCTGTGATGGTGCCAGTCTCCCAGGAATATACAGGTCTCACAACCTTCGGCCTTGGCCTGTGATATGAACCATTGCACGAACTCTTCGCAGTCATCGTTGTGTATACGACTGTTGCCTTTAAGGCCGAAGTGTATGTCCGTGAAGCAGGCTAACTTTTTAAAGAACGCCATTGATTACCACTTCTTCTTGACTGTTGGTTTGTGATTGGTCATGTCTATCTTGTTCTTGAACTTGACCCCTTCGAAATCTTCCTTGAGGTCTAGATTTTCGCCCTTCTTCTTGAATCTCTTATTCAGTTTTGCTAGAGTTGTCTTGTTGACCTCATGCACATCACCATGTGCTGTCTTCATCATCTCCTTGTATGATGGACCTGCGGTGGTGTTCTCATTCTGTCTTGTGAAACTGGGCATCATCCCATTGAATTCTAACAAGTCGTCTCTGATCGCTTGATTTTTCTTTTCGATGTTTAAGATTCTCGTGAAACTGTTTGTTATGGCCGCCGTGTAGTATGCGAAAGGATTGTCTGACTTAGATTCGTCAAACTGTAATCCTATCTGTGATAGTTGCATCAACGCCTGTGACTGCATCTCGTCATTGTATGTGTAGCCTCTCCAGTTGGCCCTTGTTCCATATCTCTCACACAACTTCATGTACATCATGGCCAGTTGGTTAGTCATCTTGCCGTGATCCACGGAGAAGTGTCCATTACTCATTCCACCCACCCAGTGTGATTTTCCTATACAAACTAGTTTGCCTTTTTTGTCAAACTTGTAGTGCTGGAATGGAGGGAAGTTAACTTTAGAATGGTGATCCGCTGTTGTTTTTGGATTCTTCTTTCTCTCGCTGTCCATGGGTATATGGTCAAACATCATGACTCTAAAAATTAGGTCTGTCTTTTCTATTTTCCTCGGACTGACAGTGTAGTCCACTAATTTTATCTTCTTGAGCCCTGCCGCTT